TACTTCCGTACCATTCAGCACTATCTTTCCGCTGTCAGGTTTATCAAGCGTACCCATTATCTGAAGTAAGGTAGTCTATTCCCTATATATACGAGTTGTTTAAAAATATAGTACGCACTATGAATATTCCGTCTCGTGAAAAAATAATTCAGAGAAAGGAATTTTTGTTTATCATACTTTTTTTGTTTGTCCCAAGTGTATTAGCGGGTGGGCGTATACCTAATGGGGTTAGGAAATCTCTTGAACATGTATTTCCAAAGGTAAAGCCTTGTACTATATCAAACAACATTGCTGATGTCTTTTTTTTGTATCAGCAATACAAATACTTCAGAAGCGACATTAATATTATTTATAAAGAAATGCTTAAACGATTGGAAGAGGGCGATACTCTAGATGAATTAAAGCGCCTTACATTCAAATAACAAACCTTTTTCAGATTGTTTGTTATCGGCAAGACATTTGCTTTTCTCATTTTACACAATGGTCTATCTTTGAAAATATATAAAGAAGAATAATAGGATGAGACTTTCAATTAAGCAAGAAAATTTTTGTAATTATTACCTCGAAAGCGGCAATGCTTCCGATGCTTATCGTCGTGCTTATTCATGCAAAGGGAAATCAGATAATGCGATTTGGGTAGAGGCGTCCAGATTAGCTAATAACCCTAAGGTTGCCCTAAGGATAAGTGAGTTGAGTTCTGAAATGCGGCGCCGGTCAGATATTACAAAAGATGAAGCGGTAGGAATTTTGGCAGATATTGCAAGGGCGAATATTGTAGACGCCCTTGAAATCAAGTCTAATGAGATGTTTACTACCATAGTGGTAAAGGATGTATCCGCCTTGCCTATTGGCATTCAAAGAGCCATTCTTTCCGTAAAGAGTACAGATAAAGGTTATGAACTGAAATTGTATAATAAGATTGATGCAATAGAAAAATTGGCAAAATTGCTGGGTTGGGATGCAACTGAACAGAAAGATATTGTAAAGGAAGATAAAAATGATTCTATAACAATTCAGATAATAGACAAAAGGGGGGACGTTGTAGATGCTGATACAAACGACTAAAATATATGCTACGGTTGATAGTGCGATAAAATCAGGATACAAGGTTGTATCTGCACAAGGAAGCTCAAGAAGCTCAAAAACGTATAATATATTGATATATCTTTTAGCATATATACTCCAACATCCTAAAACCTCTCTTTCTGTTGTGCGCAAGACGCTACCGTCGTTAAAGGGGTCTGTATTTCGGGATTTTAAGGAGATAATGCAAGACAAATTCCGAATGTGGGATAATCGCTGCATGAATAAATCTGATATGGTATACACGTTTCCTAATGGTTCGTTCTGTGAATTTTTCTCAACTGACGATGAGCAAAAGATACGAGGAAGAAAACGTAATATTCTGTATTGTAACGAAGGCAATGAAATATCTTTCCTCGAATGGCAACAACTGGTGATGCGTACTACTGATTTTTCAGTTATAGATTATAATCCATCTTTTTCAGATGAGCATTGGTTATGTGATTTGAATAAAGATTCGCGGACTTTTCATTTTATCTCTACTTATAAGGACAATCCTTTTTTGGAGCAAACTATTATAGACGAGATAGAGTCTCTCCAGCATAAGAATAAAGTGCTATGGACTGTGTATGGTTTGGGATTGCAAGCTATGGCAGAAGGACTTGTATTCCCGGATTTTGAAATAGTGGATGAATTTCCTACTTACGCTAAACATGTTGGGGCTGGATTGGATTTTGGATATAGCGCTGACCCTACAGCGGTGGTAAGATGTGGTATAGTAGACGATTGCATGTATCTTGATGAATTGTGTTATCAAACCCACATGTTAACAAGTGAAATAATAGATGTGTTGAAGCCTTTAGGATTATTTGTATATGCAGATAGTGCAGATCCGAGACTTATTCAAGAGATTTCTAATGCAGGTATTGTGATTTATCCAGCGGATAAGTACAAAGGTTCAGTCATGGGCGGTCTGTTTAAGATGATGGAATATAGGCTTTGCGTGACTAAGCGTTCTGTTAATCTCATTAAGGAACTGAAAAATTATGTATATGAACAAAACAAGGATGGCAAGTTTATAAACGCACCTATTGATGCTTATAACCATTTGATTGACGCTGCCCGTTACTGGACAATTGGCAAGATAATGGGAAAGATTTTACTTTCTAAGCAATATGATAAAGATGATTTAGGACTATACTAAAATTGATGATATGAATTTTATAGAAGCAATATTCAATGTTATCCGTAACAAGACCCTAAACGCTGTAGGGGTTGAACGAGATTTGATGAAACTTATTCAAAATAAAGATATTTCCCGTGTACAATCTGTTATGCAAAATCGTGATACGTACGTATCTGATGCCATAAAGGAATATACTCCAGAACTTCATGATGTAATGAAGCGTCCCGATAAGCCGAGAAAGAACAGACAGCCCTATAAAGTTGAAAAACTTCCCCGGCGCAGACAAGTGTACATAAATGAGGTGGAGTTGTTCTTTTTGTTGGGAAATCCTATATCATGGAAGCCTTCTTTGGACATGGAGGGTAAGGATGAAGCTTTTGATGCTTATATGCAGTTTTTAAAAGATACAAGGTTTAATACTACCATGCGGCAAGCTAAAAGATTGGCGGGGGCTGAAACCGAAAGTGCTAAAGTGTATCATATTTATAATGATGGTGGAAAGCCCGCCGTAAAGGTGCTCGTTATATCCAAATCAAAAGGATATACCCTGAGACCTTTGTTTGACCAATATGAAAACATGATAGCTTTTGGTTATGGTTACTTCTTGAAAGAGGGAGATAGGACAATAGAACATTTTGATATACAAACTCCAAATTTTATATTTCGATGTAAGCGGGCTAATATCGGATGGAATGTAACTCCAGTTGAAAACCCTACCGGGAAAATCAATGTGATTTATTATCGCCAAGATAAAGCCTGGGCAGGCACTGAAAGAAGATGCGACCGAGAGGAAATGATTGATTCTAAAGCTGCTGATACAAATAATTATTTTGCAGACCCTAAGATAAAGGCTACTACAGATGTTATTAAATCTTTGGCCGACCCTGATACTGTAGGTCAGGTTATCCAACTGACAAATAAAGATAATAGCCTGATTGATTATATGACTCCACCAGAATATTCTTCCATGAAAGAGAGCGAAAAGGCGGATTTGAATTCTTCGATTCTTTTCGATTCGTTTACTCCTGATTTTTCTTTTGAAAACATGAAAGGGCTTGGCACTTTATCCGGAGAGGCATTGAAACGGGCTATGATATTGGGCTTCATTAAGAGGGATAATTTAAAGGAAATATATGATATATTGGTTGATAGAGAAAAAAATCTTATTCTTGCCATTATGAAAAATGTTACCCATATCCAACTTAGAGAAAAATTAGAAAAATTGAATATAGAACATGAATTTTCTGAGCCGTTTAATGAGGATGTTCAAGGGAAGTGGGCAGCAGTAGGGAAGGCTTATCAGGATGGAATTATTTCACTTGAGCAAGCGGTTAATATGCTTGCGGTTACTGATAATCGGCAGGAAGAAATACAACGAATATTAGATGAGCGTCAAGCTGTGAATAAACAGAAAGGGGAATAACATCCCCTTTTTTATAAAATAACAAACCTTTTGCCAATTGTTCGTTTTAGAGCCTTTATAAATTTCTCCCATCTTTTACTAATATCTACTTTTATCCTGAATTTAAAATAATTAAGTATGAAAGAAAAAATATTCAATCAGCTTAAACAGGATTTTTCAAAGCTGGGTTTGTCTGATGAGATTCTTCAATCAGTAGCATCATCGCTTGACGCTATGGGATTAATAACCGATGATAACCTTGCAACTATAGTAAAGGGGCAAGAATCAATGCTGAAATCTTACCAAAGTAATTTTGATAGGCTGCGTACAGAAGGTGCAGCCTACAAGAAGGAATTGGAAGAACTGAAAGCAAAAGGTGGTGGGGGCGACCAACAGCAACCAACCAATGAGGAACCAGAGTGGTTTACAAGGTACAAGCAGGAGCAAGAGGAGAAAATTCAAAAGCTCATAACTGAAAACCAGTCTGCAAAAGCAGAACAGGCTCGTACAATAAGAAACAATCTGATTCTTTCAAAAGCAAAAGAACTCAAAATCTCGAAAGAGAGAATAGAAGAAGGATTTGCTATCTCCGATGATATGGACGAGGTGGCGATTACAGACTATCTTTCTAAAGTGAGACAGAATGAGGTCGCAAAAGGCTTGGAGGATAAAAGTTCGGCATTCTCCTTGTCTACACCTAAAGACCAGGGCAAAGAACTGGCTAAAGAATGGGCTGAAAAATTGCCGGACGCTAATTAAAAAATAAAGTTATGGCTATTACATTTGAAAAAGAAAAGGTCAAAGGGAATTTCCCCGTTTTTTGGAGAGGTGAGTGCGGCGTTCTTCCGGGAGACTTCAAACTTACAACAGATCTGCCGGAAGGCACTTTTGTTAAAAAAAGCACTCCTATAAAACTTGATTTTGCAAAAATGGAGTGTAAGATTTGCAAAGCGGTGGAAGTTATCAATGGCGGTACCACGACCAAACCGCGGATTAAAAAAGGAAGTTTTGCTGTTAAGTCTGAAATCGTAGGCGGACAGGCAATAGATTCTATTGATTCAAGTAATGCGGACTATGATGTACTAACATTGGCTGCGGCCGCAGAAACGGCTGTTGCGGGAGCTGTACTTGGTATTGGGGAAGATTTGCCAGATGCGGTTGTTGAAACAGACTTTGTATTTACGAAAAACATATCCTTTCAAACAGTGTCCGCAGGATATGAGGTATTAATTTTGAAGGATGTGGCTTATCCAATGCCAAAGGATTGGCTGGTGGGATATAGCATGAAAAATAACCCGTCTATCAAGTATATTAGACAATAAGGAGGTAAATTATGGCAGGATTATTTTATAGTTCTATTTTTGGCGAACTTACAAAACAAGTGCAAGTTCGCATAGACACGGCATCGGAGTTACGTAAAAGATTGTTCGACCAAAACATCTATGAGAAATATTTGGATTGGGATACTCCTACGATTGGGCTGAACTTTGAAGAGTTGATTGGGCAGTACAATTTGAGTGTGGCTGCTGCGACTTTGGATTCTAAGGGAAAAGAGCCTATTATGGGAACGGACGGTTTGGAAACATTAAAGCAAAAAGTGCTGACCCATCAGATGAGTTATTCTATGCCGATTGAAGAGTACAGAAAAGTCCTTCAAATACTTGATTCTCGTATGTTGACAGATGAGCAGAAAACGCAACAACTCATTAATCTGATGTGGAATAATGTCGGGAAGGTTGTAAATTCTGTGCAGTCTAAACTGGATGTTATATTCTTGGGAGCCTTGTCTAACAAAGGAGTTTTTACATTTGATGAGAAAAACAATCCAGAGGGTGGCGTCCGTGGTGTTATAGACCACAAAATGCCAGCCGAGAATATAGCATCGGTAACATTGGATTGGAATGACGATAATCAAAACAATGTGGACTGTTTTGAAGACATTCAAATGATATTGGACGCCTCTCAAGAGAAAGTGACACTTGATAAAATTCTTCTCTCACCCAAACGCTTATCATATATTCTTAGAAATAAGAAGATGAAACAGGTTGTTTTTGGTACAGATAAATCTTCTACTCCACTGTTGATGTCAAATATGAACGAGTTCATGCGTCAGAATGGCTTCCCTATCTTTGAACCCATCAGACGTATCACCCGAATTCAAAACAACGGAACATTAAGTGAGTATTCCCCCTGGAATGATAAGAACTTGGTATTTGTCCCGGCTGGAAAGTTAGGGGTTATCAAAAATGCCTATGCAGACAATGAATTGAGGCAAGAACCTGGTGTAACCTATTCCAATTATGGAAGAATTCGGATTTCTCAGTGGGGTAAGGGTGAAACAGACAATTCCAATGGAGTTGAGTTCACAAAGGCGCAGTCATTATCACTTCCTATCATTACTGAGATTAACGGTATCTATTCTTTGACAGTAGAGGCATAATGACAATTGCAGGCTACATAAAGCATAGATTTTCCTACATCGGTGAAATGTCCGATGTAGGGGCTTCTGATTTTGCATTAGATTTTGGGCTTAATGCAGACAAGGAAGCTTCTTCTGAGGATAAAAAGTTAATAGGAACATTAATTGATGGTTTTATTGAGAAAAATATTCTCCATCCTACCTCAGTTGGTGAAAGTGGATTTTCTGCATCCTGGAGCGTTGATTCAATCAAGACCCATATTAAACTTCTGTTAAAGAAATATGGCATAGACTTGAATGAGGAAACTGCTGCAATTGTCGGTCTGAGTGTGATTAAAGATGTATCTGATATATGGTAATGTATTTTTCTCCTCACATATTACAAGTATTGGCAGAAGAAAAACCTGAGTATGACTCTAACGGACAAGTTATTGTAAAGCCGGAAAATAATACGTGGGAAACTATAGGTGTTTGCCGGTGCGACGATGATAACACCCAAGAATTAAAGTCAGACAATGGATATATATATATGTCGCATTATCATATAGTCTATGAAGGTCGTGGCTTAAAAGAAGGTAGCAGTATTCGCTGTTTGTTTGGAGAGACAGTGAAAGCGGAAGGTATCGCACGCAACCCTAAGAGCTGTAATTATTTTAATTATTCGGAGGTTTGGATATGATTACATCATCAGATGCCGGTATCATAGTATATAATGATTGCAAAGTTTTTGGTCTGCCTTTATATCGTAGCTGGTCTTTCCCTAAAAAGAAAGTAGATACGGAGCGTGTTGTTGTTCTTTCTAAGCGCCAAACATCTGATACCTATTGGAACAGAGGATTTATTGAAGTTAATTTCTGTGTCCCGGATTATAAGCAGAATGCCAATCTCAAAAGGCTTAACGAACTTGAGCAGTTGGCTGTTGAGACTTTGGATTCCGTAGGATATTATAAGGGTTCATGGTATCAATATTCTGTTGAGAGCCATGGGATAGAGGAAGATACAGATTTAAATTGTCATTTTGTTAATGTAAAATTATTATTTGAAGTATTAAACATAAATTGAGAAGATTATGAAACCATTTATCGGAATTAAAAAGATATGGTACGGTGATGTGTTTACTGAAGCCGTAACTAAAGCATCATTAAAGACGTGGCTTGAGTCTGCCACACAAGTTAAAAATTCACACCAAGATACTTGGCAGTACACAGAGGACGACCCAACCTACACTGATTACATCAACGAACTTTCGGGTAATATCTATTATCGTGATGTAACCCAAAAGGGGGCAAAAACCATTACATTCACAATGGGTGAATATACATTTGACGATAAGATTGATTTGCAAGGTGGCGAAAAGGTTGATACGGATGCGGGCTGGTCGGCATCAGATACTCCGGGAATTATGAATAAGGGAATTGTAGGGCAGACAAAAACAGGCAATTATGTAGTCTTTACAAATGCTGCGGTTATCGCCAAAGGAACAATGGCCGAAAAAAACATTGGCTTGGGAGTTACTGCTGTTGCGATGGAAAATCCTAATGATAATGTGAAGAGTGACTATTTGTTTGATGGGGAAAAAGTGGAAGCTGCCGCCTTGATGTCAGCAGAAGCGCCTGTCAAGAGCAAACCTACCATTTAAATAAATTTATATGAAACCAAAGGGGTGTAGTGTAAATTGCACCCCTGTTTAATATATTAATAATGAATGCTGCAAAAATAGTAAATAGCTCTATTATTGGCTCTGACTTTAAGACAATTGTCGTCAATAACAAATCATATATCATATCACCGCCTACTATTCATAGGATAGCAGGCGCAGGGTATTACTTAGCAAATTTCCCCGAATGTAATACGCTGCATGATATACTTGTTTCATTAAAAGATATGGATAATGCGGCACATGCTTTGTCTTGGTTTATAAAAGGAAACGATAGCCTTTTTGATGAATTATTAAAAGGCACATTTAATGAAATTGTGGAAGGATTAGAAATCGCTTTTTCTTTAATTTCTGCTGAAAATTTTTACAAGCTGTCAATTTTAGCGAAGAACGTGCAAAATCTGACAGCAAAACAGAAGTAGCTGGTAATACCTGCCTGCTTGGACAGATTGCAACGTTCATGGAAAATCTGCATCTGCCATATGATGATGTTGTATTCCGAATACCGTACCGTAATTTAATCATTATGCAGAAAGATAAACTTCATACTGTTTTTGGCGAAGTTTTGCAAGAGGTTTCCGATGCAGAAATGTTTAAGAACCGGAAGTTTGATGAATGATTAAAGAGAAAAGGTTATCTTTGCCCCAAAAAAATAATCTTATATGGCACAAGAAGGCAAATACGCATATGACGAAGAAAGTGTTAAGGCAATCATGAATTGGGCAGAAACCGCACAATTGCCAAAGGAAGTAATATTATCGGAATCCGAACATATATACGATACATCTCTGTATATTCAGGCAAATATCAACGACATCAAGCAACACTATCCGGATGCATTTTATAATCCGGCAATTGATAGGCTGTACAGATTAAAGGAGTTCGTGGAAAAATGAACAAAGCCCCATTGAAAGATTGGGGCTTTATTTTTTGCTATAATGATACCTCATAGAGAGCACATAAACCGTGATTATTTCATCATTAACTGAATAGATAATGCGATGTTCCGAATTTATACGCCGAGACCATTTGCCGGACAAATCATATTTCAGAGATTCCGGTTTGCCTATTCCGGTATAAGGGTGTTTGGCTATATCTTCAAGCAGTGACAATATTTTATTTATTATAGCCTTATTACCGCTTCGTACAAAATATTGGTATTCTTCTTTTGCTTGTGCGGAAAGTGTTATTTTGTACATACAACGCGATTTAAAAAGTCTGACATACTTTCTCCCTCATGTTGAGAAACGCAATTTCCATTCTTAATATCTTCTTCCCCTTTTCTGATAGCTTCCATCGTTGCCGGAGATTTCATTATATATTCAGTTTCTTTAATGGAGTTGTATTCATCTAAAGATATGACAACAACGCTTTCATTGCCGGCACGGTGCACCAGCAACGGCTCACTATCATTTATCACACCATCGAGATAGTATTTAAGGTTGTTTCTTAGTTCTGAATAGTTGGCTGTTCTCATAAACTTCTTGCTTTTATTATTTAGTACAAATATAAGTACTTATTATAGTGCTTGCAAGGTCGCGGCGTTTTTTCTTGTTAATTTGATGTTTTTTAGTAAATAACAAACCTTTCCCTAATTGTTTGTTCTGCGTCCTTGATTTTTTAGGCGGAAATCGTGTATGGCGATACCTTTACAAGAAAATATCGGTTATGAATATAAAAGTAGATGCTTCCGGTTTAGATGAATTTATAGAAGAAATAGAGAACGAAGTCTCTACTGCTATGATTAATGCTGCTCATAGCGCTGTTGATACTCAAAAGACTTCTAATATAAGTAATAAAAAAACATATCAAAATCATACATGGAACTTGCGGAATGCTCCGGGAGCTGTCGTCTTTCGGAATGGGAAGATTGTCGATATGTATGTACCGGCTGACGGTGCCCATGGAGAAGCGAAAGAGCAGACGGAAAGTATGTTGATTTACGGCAATCATCCCCAAGACGGTGTAGTATTTGCTGATGGGATGCATTATGCGAGCTTCGTAAGCGCAAAAGGTTTTGATGTTGACGATAGTGCACGAATTAAACTATCAGAAGAATTAAGTAAAGTGTTCATGAAAAAATAATTGGTTATGGCTGGGTTAAAATTTAGCGCAGATATTGAATTAGATAAGATTGTTAAGTTGCGCACAGAAATAAAGGGGCTTAAGGCTGATATGATGGCTTTGGCAGGTAAGCCAAATAGTGGAAATACCATGAAGAGTCTCGAAAGGCAGTTAGACAAGGCTACGAAAGAACTTGATAAGTACATGAAGAAGTACGCATTGATGAAGAAAGCCTATGAGGAAATTTTAAAATCTGACAATACCGTTAAGGCAGTGCATGAAGAAACTCAGGCCTTACAATCCACAAACAAATGGATTGTCGCAAATACGCAAGCTGTAAAAGAAGCTGATGCTGAAATAAAAAAAATGAAGGCTGACTTTGCGGCTCTCAATGATACAGAAAAGGTGGGCAGCAAAGGATATAACATATTGCGTCAAGTAGAACAACAAGTAGCCGTACGGAAGAGGGAAGAAGAAGCGGTTCGGACAAATATAAAAGCCCAAAAAGAACAAATCATACAGAATAACTCCGAAGAAGGAAGTATAACTCAATTGCGTAAGCAGTTGTCACTTATGCTTAATCTCTATGATAATATGGGGAGAATAAAACGTTCCGGCAATTCGGGCAAAGAACTTCTTGCTCAAATTAGAGTTATTCAAACTGAATTAAACGAGGCTGAACAAGCATCCGGTCGTTTTCAAAGAAATGTCGGCAACTATTCTTCTGCATTTAATGGACTTGGTATGTCAATCCAGCAGATAGCAAGAGAACTTCCCGCCGCAACGATGGGCGTCAATATGTTCTTCTTGGCAATCAGTAACAATCTTCCGATTTTCTTTGATGAAGTCCAAAAGGCAAGAAAAGAATACGCCGCATATATCGAAGAGCTAAAAAAAGGCAATACAGAAGTCCAGAAAGTTGCTCCCGTTTGGAAACAGATAATTTCCGGTGTGTTTTCATTGAATACCGCTTTGGTTGTAGGTATAACTTTGCTCACTGCTTATGGGAAAGAGATATTCAATTATCTTGATGGATTGATTAATACTAAAAGGGCTACGCTGGATTTACTGTCTGCGGAGCAGGAAATGGCTTTAGCGCGTAGAGAAGCTATAAAGAGTTCTGTTAACGAAAGAGTTGAGCTAGATATTTTGTACAGCAAATTAAAGAATATTTCTTTATCAGAAAGGGAGAGGACTGCGGCAGTTAATGAATGGATAAGTAAATTCCCTCAATATTCTAATATTCTTGAAGGAGAAAAAGTAAATTTAGGGAATCTTGAATCTGCTTATAGAACACTCAGTAATGAGATTTATAAAAACGCTGTTGCAAGAAGTTATGTAGATAAATTGGCTGATATTTCTATAAAAAAAGATAAGGAAGAGATTAAACGTCTTAACCAAAAATTAACAGTGGCAAAAGCTGAAGAACGGTTAAGAAAGCAGGAAGAAGAATTTAATAAGCAAGAAAAGGAAGGTTTTGGAACTGCAACAGCTAAAATAGATGCACGAAAAAAAGTAGAGAATGCACGTCGGGATTTGGAGAAACAAAAGGGAATATATAATGATATTCTTACAAACTTACAAACTTATGAAAATAACTTCCTAGATATTTCAAACCATATAAATACACTTAACCTTTTCCCTCAGCCCAAAGAGGGTACTTATGACTATTGGCAACAACAAGTAAGAAATGCCGATAGTGCCTTAAAGCAAATCAAAGATACTTATCTTGAAGTGTTAAAGACAGGAAGTACACAAGGCATTCCTAAAGATATTGTCAAACAATATAATTCTTTGATAAAACAAAAGAGAGAGGCGGAAAATAAATTAAAAATATATGATGACAAAGGCGCTGGTAATAGAAATATCAACGCATTAACGTCCCAACAAGATAAGATATTAGGACTTGAAAGCAAGTACGCATTGGAGCGTAGGCGAAAAGCTGAGGATTTGGAGTATCAGATTGCGCAGGCTCGTATTAGCGCCATGGCTGATGGTTATCAAAGGGTCAAGGCACAGCGTGATTTGGATAACAAGAAAGAAATCCAAGATTTGCAACGGCAGAAAGAAGATGCTGTTCGTGCGGAAATAGATGCTCAAAAAAAAGTTTTTGATGAGCTGGAGAAATTGAAAGCTAAACAGAACAAAGGATATAAAACAAAAACCTTTGACGCTTCCGCAGTAGATACTTCTAATATCAGCTCTGCTTTTGATTCTATCATCGGATATGTAAGTAGCAGGCAAAAGGACGATTTAATGCGAGAGCAGGAAAGCGCATGGAATGAATATCTCATAAAATATGGTGATTATCAAAAGAAAAAAGAAGCTATAACCAAAGAATATGCAGCAAAAATAGATAGTTCTCTAACGAAAGGAGAAAGAGAATCTTTGAAAAAAGACCTTGAAGCTCAATTGAGAGAACTAGATTTTTCCGAATTTAAAAAATCAATTGATTTTGCTGATGTGTTTGGAGATTTAGATATGCAGACAACTGATGCTTTAAAATCTCTCCGTGATAAACTAAAAGATTACATTAATGCTGCTGCAAAAGATTTGCGACCAGAAGATTTAAAGGAACTACAAGATGCCTTGAAAAATATTGACTTTAAAATAGCTAAGCGTTCTCCTTTTAAAGAGCTTTATTCCGGTTTGTCTGAATACAATACAGCGCAAAATGCTGTTAAAAAAGCCCAAAACGAGTTGAACTTAGTTATGTCTGGAGGAGAAGTGATAACAGGAGTGTACCAAGATGAAACCGGTAAACTTGTAAAAAAATTACTTTCACAAGAAGAAGCAGAAAAAAAACTCTCTAAAGCTCAATCTGATAGGCAAGGTGTTCTAGCTAAATTAACAAAGGCTGCAAATACAATAGGCTCTCAAGGTATGGAAATTGTCAATGCTGGAAACCAAATAGTGGACATGCTTGGGAATTTTGGTGTTGCAGTACCTGAAGCTGTAGCTGAAACGTTGAACGGCATTGGGCAGACTATGAATGCTCTTGAAAGTATTGATTTAACCAAGCCGTTCTCCGCCATAACTGGAAGTGTTGGAGTCTTAACCGGAATTGGGAATACAATAGCTGGATTGTTGGGATTCGGTGGCGCTGACTACTCCGGCTATGAAAAGATGAAAGCTCAATATGAAAATCTCATATCTATTTGGGATGAGCTTATAACCAAGAAGATGGATTATATTGACATCGACTATGGAACGGAGGCGATAAAAGCGGCAGAAGAAGCCGAACAGCTTGTAAATATTCAGATAAGCAGGCAAAGGCAACTAATCAAGCAGCTTGCATCCAGCGGGGCAAGTGTCGGCTCCCACTCATTGGGATACCGTATAAATGACAGATTGTCCAAAGAGGACTATCAACGAATTTCAGGTTTAGTCGGGCAAAAGATTACAGCGGAATATCAGTTGTGGAATTTGTCTTCCGAACAGATAGAAAAGATACTTTCCGATGAAAAACTGGTTTCTGTACTTGATACCGTCAACAAGGATTTTGTTACTTATTTGCAGAATATTGTAGATTATGGAGAACAACTTACCGAGATTGCACAAAAAGAAAAAGAGGCTATTACTGGGATAGGTTTTGATGAGTTTAAAAGTGGTTATGCAGATTTACTTTCTGATTTGGATAGTACCAACGAGGATTTTGCCGATAATTTCGAGCAACATCTTCAAAAAGCCATATTTCAGTCTCTTCTTGCAAATAAATATAAAGAACAAATTCAAAGACTATATGATTCATGGGCTGAGTATGGAAAAGATGGGATAACTTCTGACGAGGCACAAGCACTTCGTAATATGCAACAGAATCTTACAAATAGCCTGCTTGCGGAACGTGATAAACTGATGCAAGATTTTGGCTGGCAATCAGATTCCGCCCGTGAAGCTTCACAGAAGGGAATTGCTACGGCTTCGCAAGATTCGGTAGACGAGAACAACGGTCGGTTGGCTGTTATGCAAGGGCATACATACTCCATCAACGAAAATGTCAACCGTATGGCTAATGGCATTGACAGCCTTTTGAACTATGCTTCTTCCGGACTCTCATTAACTACAGATATAGAAAGGACGGCTAAAGCAATTGAAAGCCAAAGCAGAGATGCCCTTAACCACTTGGCAAACATTGATAGCTATACGTCTAATCTTGTGGATATAAGACAATATATGTATGCCGTGAAAAACGGTATTGACACATTAAACACTAAAGGGTTAACACTTAAACGATGAAAGGACAACTTTATATAGACAATAAGAACATCTTTACTGAATTGGGTGTCGCCACTATGCAGGGTAATTACGGTGAATTGGTAGCGTTTTCACCCTCTAAAACCCCGGACAGCAACGATTGGCCGGAAGAGGATGGAAAAGAGTTCGACCTTTCGGAAATGCATCTTGACACGAAAGACGTCACGCTTGAGTTCGGCTTTTTCTCGGAGTGGAAGTATAATGATTTCGTAGCCCTGTTGTCTGATATGGGCTACCATGATTTCAACTTTCCGCAGTTGGGACGTACATTTAGATTGAGGTTATCCTCGCAGAACAGTTTTGAGATGTATAGTAACACCGAACGCTCTAAGTTCACTTTTGCCAATGATTTCCCGCGCCCGTATGGCTATATCTATCAGGAACCGATGAATAGCATCCTGCTGCCGAAAGGCTACGAGCTGGATAATATGGACTTGTCCGCTTATGGTGTGCTCGTTCTCAAAGGCAGTGATTCGGAAATACTCAAAATCCCGGCTGTAAAGAAAAATCTCTTGCAAAACTTCAATTATCGGGACGGTGCTGTCTATGATGGTGAATATGTGAAGTTTCAAACGAAAGATGTGAACCTTAAATGTTTAATGCGTGCACCGGACTTCGATACGTTTTGGCGGAACCGTGACGCTCTTTTGTATGACCTCACTAGGCTATCCACCAAGACCGATGCCGAAGGATACGAGTATAAAGACGCGGAGCGCATGTTTTATGTTGACGAATGGAATGAAAACTATCCATGTTATTACAAAAGCTGCAAAACTGACAGCTTTAATCCTATTGATGGTATATGGTGGGCGTTTACTCTAACTCTTGTATTTACCAGCTTTCGACTTGGAAATACCGAATATTTGCTTGCTTCGGAAGCAGGGGAGTTTATAGTAACCGAAGATGAAAAATATTTTATTGATTTAGGAGATTAGAATATGATTACTTTACATAACGGCAATGAAACAATCGAGCTTCTGACGGATGATAATAGTTATTCCTATGAAGCTGTAATGGGCGAAGATGCACTTACACTGTATTTCTCTTATCCGGGCTATCTGAATGTCCCTGTAGGTTCATGGTGTGAGTTCTACGGCAAGCGTTATTCCTTGAAGAAAGACAGCAATTTCAAGAAGAACGGAGAAAGGAACTACGACTATACGCTTATCCTTGAAACCTCGAAAGCCGATACGGAACTTTGGAAGATACGCAATACGGTAGACAACCGTATCAAGTTCCCTTATACCGCCAAACCTAAAGAACACCTCAAACTAATTGTTGATAATCTGAACAGGCGTTCTTCGGGCTGGGTAATCGGTGACTGTATAGATGGTACGGAAAAGCTGATTAACTACAACCATACCTATTGCTTGGACGGTTTAAGCCAACTGGCAGAAATTTATGAAACAGAATATCAGATTACGGAAGCTGTTATAGAGGGTGTGCATACAAAGACTGTACACCTAAAGAAAGTCGAATACAACAAGGATAATCCCCTTACTCTTTCTTATGGTAAAGGACATGGCTTTAAAACTGGTGTAGGACGGGAAAGTGGTGACATTCCGCCTGAAATTATCCTTGTAGAAACGACTGATAGAAACATAGATTATTCTAAATACGGTGCGAAAGAATTGCTGATGCCCAAATCACAGACCATTCGTTATGACGGTACGCACTTCGATGGAGAGGACGGTTTCGACGTTGCTATCTCCCGAACTTATAAGACTGACGAATACGGTACGGCCGTTATGCGTGCCGACCATGAGCTAACCACTGCCAAAGAGGATAGCCTGGATTGCACAGAGATTTACCCGTCACGCGTGGGAAAGGTTAGTGAGGTTAGAACAGTAGATACGAAGAAGCATTTCTATGATTTTTACGATAATGATATTCCCGATAACCTCAATTTTAAGGATTATCTTATCGAGGGTGAGAAGATGACTGTTATCTTTCAGTCCGGCATGCTTTCCGGTAAAGAATTTGAAGTGAGGTACACCCATGTAGGGCGTAAATTCGAGATAATCCCGCAGGAGATAGACGGTATCACCATGCCGGACGGTGGCGTATGGATGCCGGAAGTTGGCGACAAATACGCAGTGTTCGGTATCCAGTTGCCCGAAGCCTATATCAGTGACAATGCTACAAGAACGGGCGCATCATGGGATGTGTTCCGGGAAGCCGTCAAGTATCTCTACGAACATGAAAACAAGATGTTCACTTTTACTGGTACATTGGATGGCATTTGGGCAAAGAAACGTTGGTTACAGGTTGGCGGTAAAATCGTATTGGGTGGTTTCGTGAACTTTACGGACAATCAGTTCCATCCCGAAGGCTCTCTTATCCGTATGGTAGGTATCAAACGGTTTGTAAATAACCCGTACAGCCCCGAAATAGAACTGTCCAACACTCCGGTAGGTACATCCGTTGCCAGTGAACTTAATAAGATAGAAACGAACGAGGTGCAGGTTGAGGAGAACCACAAGAAGGCACTTCAATTCACCAAGCGTTACTATCGTGATGCAAAGGAGACAATGGAAATGCTTGCCGACAGCCTGCTAAACTTTTCTGGTGCAATCAACCCGATAACGGTTGCCACGATGCAGATGCTCGTTGGTGATGAAAGCCTCCAGTTCCGTTTCGTGAACTCCAAGACCAACCCGGTGGTAGTCAACCATGATATTAGTTATAATCCGAGTACAAAGGTTCTGAACGTTCCGGCAGGCATCATCCAGCACATGACATTAGGGATTAAGACCTTATCCAATGCTCATGCAGCCGGTGATTACAAGTATTGGGATATGGCGGAATACAATTCCCCCTCACTTGTCAATCCGGAAAAGAAATTCTATTTATATGCCAAGTGTAGTAAGGATAACCAATCAGGGATATTCCTTTTGAGTGAAACTGCTATTGCGTTGGAACAGATAGACGGATATTATCATCTGCTTGTCGGTATCCTTAACAGTGAGAATAACGGGGAGAGAAGCTTTGCCACTTTGTACGGATTTACGGAGATACTGCCCGGACGAATAACTACGGATAAGATAGTTTCTTCTGACGGTAAGACCTATTTTGATTTGGTAGCGAATGAGATAGCCGGACGTATCAGGTTTTTGGACGGTCTTATTTCAGGTTTGGTCGGTATCGGTAATGGTGATGGCATCAATGCCGGTATGTCCGGTGAGGGAAATTCCGGTTCTGATGTACGTATATGGGCTGGAGCCAATGAAACAAATAGGGGAGAAGCTCCTTTCAGGGTACTTCATAGCGGAAAAATGATAGGTACTGATGTGGATTTATCAGGTAAAGTAAACGCAAAAGAAGGTGCTGTAGGAGAATTTAAAATCTCATCAAGTTTGACGGCTGAAAGTGGTAATGATGAAATGCTGCTTTCATCTTCACTGATACGTTTCACAAATCAATATGTGTCAACATTTATCGGTGCTGATACCGTTCCAGCTTCATCCGGCGGGGCTATCATATCCCCGATAAGAATAAATGTAAGTCGCAACATGTCTTCCTATTCGGCAGGTATAAATACGTGTTTTCATTTATCAGTAGATGGGGCAAAGAATTATGATGATTTTGTAGAAACGGGAAATCATGCCTTGTTTATACCTAAGGGTGATATTTGTGGATTCAGATTAAGAACAAGAAGAATCGGCAGTAGCGAAACCTTATCGTTAATGGATAGTATTGTAATTGCTATATCCAAAGGCATTACAATGAATCTTCCGAGCGACGCAGAGGACGGGCAAATCTATTTTATAAGAAACCATTCAAACGGTGACGTCTATGTGTATGGCCGGATAAGCCCGCTGGGGTATCCTACATCGGGAACGACAAAAGTTCATATAACAGGGGGCTGGCTGGCTATTTTCATCTATGACAAAGTTAACAATATATGGACAGGCAATAGATTACAGGGTTGGTAGAATACTATGAAGTATCTAAAGGAGAAACCTGCAAATAACAAACCTTTTGTCAATTGTTCGTTATCTGCGATGTAAAAAAATGGCAAGTCTGTTTCTCTGAACTAATTTTGTGAAAAACAGAGAAATGGGTATGTTATTTAGAAAATTATCAATGTGTTTGCATAAACTGTGTGAAGATGCACGGGGCTTTGATAATAGACTTTTAAGAATAGCAACATAGAATACACAAGCCTTTGAGCTAACGTACCCATACGTTGTGCTCAAGGCTTTTTTATTGATATAACATTATGCCGTTAATAAAGAAGAAAATATCAGAGTTGCCTCTTGCCGATAGCCTAAAGGGATTATATACCATTGGTTACAAAATCATAGATGGTATCAAGACCAGTGTAAAGGTTAGCTTGGAAGATATTCAGACCGCTTATCAGGATGTCGTTAATGCAATTAAAAAATCCGAGGAAGCGACCAGTAACGCAAACAACGCTGCATCCAATGCCGAAGAAAAAGCCGCCGCCGCCAATACAGCCGCCCAAAATGCCGAGAAGGTTGCCAACAATCCGACATACATCGGCAAAGACCACTATGTCTATGTGTATAACAAGGATACGGAAAGTTTCGACAAGACGGATATTTATTGCAAAGGTGAACCGGGAAGCTCTTTCCGTGTTGCCGGCGAATACGACACCCTTGAAGCCTTGAAATCCGCTGTTCCCGATGGTTCGGCAGTTGACGGGTTCATGGCTGTAGGCACGGAAGCTCCTTATGATTACTACGCATGGGTAAGTTCCGCTGGCGGAAATAAGCCGGACCCATCCCCTGATGGAAGGTATTTATTATTATCGGATGGCACTCCGTTATTGTTGGCTAACGAAGAGCCAATATTACTTGCAGATAGCGGGGAACGGGTTGCAAGTAATGGTGAATGGGTAAACCAGGGTAAGATAGGCGGCATAGAAGAAGCGCCAACTGACAGCAAGGCATACGGTCGTAAGAATGGGGATTGGGCGGAAGTTCCCGAGCATTTAAATCTTACATCAGAGAATTTAAACGATATAAATGGAGCGGGGTTTGCTACGCAGAAAAGCCCTACTGATTACACATCACCTGAAAATAATTATCCTATTAATGAGAATGGAGCATTGATTTTCGCAAACGCCAATTATGGTCATTCTAATCAAATCTATGGCTCTTATCTAACTAATAGATGGTTTGCAAGAGGTGGTGGTAATCAACATGGCGTTAGGACTAATTGGAAAGAGTTTGCATTTACGGACGACGTCCTCACCAAGACCAACACTTCATCATTCACCCCTACGGGCGATTACCAGCCTGCAACGAAGAAGTATGTGGATGATAAACACATTATGCTTACGATTACAGATGAAGCTCATATACAGTTGATTTCAAATCAAGAAGTTAAAGCAGGAGAAGCCGAATCAAAAATAAATCTTGTATTTGGAAGCATTGATAATTTTAAAAATATTATACAGAGATTATTAAGTGATAATATTTTATTCCTAAAAATTACAGAAAAAGAAATCTTTAAAGTAAGTACGAGTCACACATATTGCAATCCCGATAATGGAGCTTATGAACTTTCGTTTATTTATACTTATACTTCTATTGCCGATGCAAATAATATTAGCTTAGTTACAAAAAGAATTTTTATTGCATTGAATTCAAATGCTACAAATTTTTTCGTAGTAAAAGATATACTCGTTTCCGACAACCTCACCACCCTCACCAAGAAAACCGCTGCCGAGTACGAGGCTATTGGCTCTAAGGATGCCAATACAGCATATTGTGTAACCGATTAAAACAACAATTATGAGTAACGAAAACAGTAATCTTAGAGTTGGCTCGGCTGGAGCTGGGCTGTTTGTGGGGGGCACTGAAATCTTGGGTGGTGGGGTGGCAAATTTATTAAAGGAGATTACCATTGCACCGGATTTTGTCGGCACACACGAAGGGGTGAGCGTCAAAATATTGATAGTCAATTTAAGTGACAATGAAGGTATAATATTATATAGAGGAGATAGTCAAACCCATATTCCCAAACAGCATATAGAGTGGTATTCTGTTGATGGAAAAAAAGAAAATTTTAGCCTATACAACGGAGGAGATAAGAGGGTTAGAGGTTTAGAATTAATGTACATTGGTAAAGCTATGATTACTTCGTTTTCAGATTATTATGCTGATAACGGAGAATTTATTGTTGAAAATAAGGGTGATATAATAGGCGCAAACGACTTGACTTTCGCGATTATAATATTTAATGCTATTTGATATGAAAACAATCTATTACAACAGCAAATTAGCCAAACTTATCCTATTTGGCGACTACACAACAATTATGCTTTTCGGCTTCATCCTTACGAAGCTGAAAGAGTTGTCCGAAACAATCATACGCCATGAACGGACACATCAGAAACAGTTCTTCGAGTGTATGGAGATAGCGGCTATCCCGTCCGTATTGCTGGCATTCCATGTCAGTGCATGGTGGCTGTTACTTATCCCGCTATTCTACTACATTCTTTATTTGGCAGAATGGTTTGTGAGCTTCGTGTATCACTTGTTCACAGACAACAAGATTGGGGACGGCAAGGTCAATAAAAACGCTTACCGTGCGAGCGCATTTGAGATGGAAGCCAAACTCAACCAGGATAATCCGAACTACTTGAAAGAACGTAAATGGGGAGCGTGGTTCCGCTATTACGGCAAGATATGAAAATCCCGTCCTACTCTCACGAGCAAAACGGAATGACAGTAGTTAGCTTATTTGATAAGAGACACAAAGATAGGAATAATTGACAAATAACGATAAGATGAGTACAGAAGTTGTAAATGCAGCCCTTCAAACAGGCAAGGGTATTAGTGATTTTGGAATGATGGCTATAACCGCAGGCTTTTTCCTTGTGTTATCAGCCTTGTTGATGGTGGCGTGCTTCCGTTGGTTTATGAATATGGTAAACCAGCTTATGACATCACAGAAAGAGATAAACCAAGACTATAAGGACACCATGAGGCAACTATTGGAAGAAACCCGTGCGCAGAATGAGCGATTGAACGTGCTATCGGAAAGTCTAATGCCCGAAACTCAGCTGCGTATAAAAACGCTAAGCAATGTATTCTTCGACCTTTCCGTTGAGAAGGTGTGCCGCATTATTAAGAAAGTACGTGAAGAAAACCATATATCAGACAAGGAAGCTACTGCAAGAAAGATACGCACATTGCTTACAAACATACACGAGGACAGAAATTCAAAACTTGACTGCTTTTCGTATCGTGGGAACAGGCTTTCGGAATACACGGAAAAGAAATGGATAGAACAGGTTGCTAAAGCCGTTGAAGCGGAGATTTACAATGAAAACGGAGCGAACAACGGCAGGGCATACACGAATGTAGAGTCGGTCTATGCGAATATAAGATTGGAATTTTATCACAATTTGAATGAAAGATAAAGATGTATGGAAGAATGGAAAGATATTAAAGGGTTCAATGGATTTTTTCAAGTCAGCAATTTAGGGAATATCCGTTCTGCAGACAGAAGTTTTACTAATAAAAATGGACGTAGATATTCATTTTCCGGTAAGCCTCTTAAACAGCAAAGTAGTAAAAATGGATATAAACTTTCTTGTTTTAACTTTAATGGTAAGTTATATCGCTTCCTTACACATAGGCTCGTTTATGAAACCTTTATTGGAGTCTTAGATGAAAGGTTGGTAGTAGACCATATAAACGGTAACAAGACAGATAATAGAGCATCAAACCTCAGGCAAATAACAAGCAGGGAGAACACAACCATCTGTCGTAAAAGAAAGCACCCAGTGGGATGTAACTCGGTAAATGGGAAGTACTATATTGCAAGTTTTGGCATTGGGAAAAGCAATAGAGTTTATCTCGGCTGCTTCAATTCGGAAAAAGAAGCGGAAAAATCCTATAATGACGCTTTGGTTGAATACAACAATACAGGAACTATAACAATACGCCCTAAAAGAAAGATTAATAAAGTAATTAATGGGATGAAGGTATGTTCTAAATGTGGAATAAATAAATCTGTTTCGGAATATTCGCTGTGTAATCACGGACATCCATATAGCATGTGTAGGAGTTGTGTCAATAAAAGAAAGAGAGAGAAGAAGTGTGAAATAATAACTAAAGATAAGGAGTAACAAAATGAAAAAGAAACTGATTATCGCGGCGATTGTTATCGCTATTATCGTGGGAGTTATGCTGTACATGCACTACACACCGTTTTGGGTGAACTTGACTACTGTTGTATCATTCGGTGTCGGTGTTGTTGCCGGATGGGTGGCTCGTTTAGTTTATGACAAATATTTCAAGGAGGACGTGCAGAATGAAAATATTGATTGACAACGGGCACGGAAGTAACACTCCGGGCAAGTGTTCACCGGACGGAAGATTGAAAGAGTATGCGTATGCCCGTGAGATTGCCATACGTTTGGAAGCCGAATTGCGCAAACAAGGCGTTGATGCCGAACGTATCGTCAAAGAGGAAATAGACGTTCCCCTATCGGAGCGTTGCCGTAGAGCAAACGAATACAAGGCAAGTGACACAATTCTCGTATCTATCCACTGTAATGCAGCGGGAAGCGGCTCTGAATGGATGCAGGCACGTGGTTGGGAAGCATGGACTTCGACAGGTCAGACGAAAGCCGATAAATTAGCTGATAGCTTATATGTGGCAGCCGGACGACTTTTGCCGGACATGAAGATACGCAAGGATATGACGGATGGCGACCCTGATAAGGAAAGCGGGTTCTACATCTTGAAGCACACGAAGTGCCCGGCAGTCCTTACAGAGAACCTATTCCAAGACAATAAGGAAGATGTTGGCTTCTTATTATCGGAAGAGGGGAAGCGGGCAATAGTGGACTTGCATGTGCAGGGAATTGTAAACTATTTGAATAACTCTAAAAAGTAAACATCATGGCAGCAGAAGTTTTATCATTTCAAAAAGAAGAAGGCAAAACAGCGTATTACGCAACGTTTGTCAGTGACGGTAATCCCGTTACCATACAGATAAAGAACAAGGGCGGAATGGTGACTGTATTTGCCAATATCGAGGGCATGAAGCCCGTGACATTGTATCCTAACGCGCGTGACAACAACGATGCCTCCGACTCTATTTTCCGTATCGTATGGATAGCAAATGGCATAAACGTCACAATTAAGAGCGCTACCGAAGTATTGGAAGCCAAAATGATTAAAGAGGGATAGTCTATGAAACCAATCACTATCCCCAACATCAGCATCCCGACAATCGGTATTCCTACTATTGGGATACTTACTATAGGGTATTCATATATCAAGGATAATAAACCGGGACCAAACCCACCCCCTGATGGAAGGTATTTATTATTGTCGGATGGCACTCCGTTATTGTTGGCTAACGAAGAGCCAATATTACTTGCAGATAACAAAAAATAAAATGATAAAAAATAAAAAGATATGGCAGAAGGATTACAAATAGGACAACTCCCTCAAAAGGAGAACTTAACAGGAAACGAACTGATACCTTTTCAGCAAGGTAGTAGCAACGGCTCAATGAGTACCGCTACATTGAAGAAATACATCGGCACTGGTGGTGGCACTGGTGGCAGCACTGACTATATGAACTATATCACCGAGTATAATGTTTCCGTCCAGCATCCTACTTCGGGAATTGACGGGAGTAACAAGTACAGTCTGGAAGACGCCATTGCCCAAGTTCCGCAGGAACTTAGAAATATCGGATTGAAGGTGTCGTTCATAAATTCAGTTGGAAAAGTAGAAACGTGGGAGTTCCAGGGTGGAACATTCACAAGCATTGATAATTGGATTCGGCAAGCACTGAATGTGGATGTTGAAAACATATCTGTGAATAAAATATCCTCCGATAAAATAAAATCAAATAAAACGATTGATAATTCGGGCAATATTATTTCTTCACAAGGAAGATGTGTTGTTGACGGCTTTGATATAGGTGACATGGATTATCTGTATACAAATTGTTATGGAATCTATTTTTACAAGAAAACAGAAAACGGCCTTACTTATCTAAATTGGAAGAAAGCCAATGCCGCCACGGGTAGAAATATAAGTAAAATTCCCAAGGAAAAAGAGTCTAATTACTGTAGGTTATTATATACAACCGAAGTTCCTGGTAAATATTTTTCGGGTAAAGAGAATTTTATTTTTACAGAATTTGGAGTTGCAGAAGTTCCTATTTTGGATTATAGCAAAAACTTAATAACAGAATCAATTCTAATCAAAGGATACAATACAACCAATGGTTCTCTATCTGTCAATGAGGAATATAATACGACTCAACTTATAGATATAAAAGATGCAAAAACTGTTTTTACAAATGCTTATTCCGTAGCATTGTTTACATCAGATGGTTCATATATTGGATATACCGGCAATCAGACAGATTCATTTCGGGAACTTAAAATAAACCAAAGCCCAGCCTATAGATACGCTGTCTTTAACTTTAACAAGAATACTCATGCTTTTGTTTCATTACATTATTTCCCTTGTAATCCCAATTCTATTGATATGGATTCAACTATGAATCATGATGAGATACTTCGTATGGCTTTCTCCGGAAAGAAAATGACATCGTTTGGCGACTCAATTGTAGAACTGGCTTCATGGCAGAAGTATGTATGGAAATATTTTAATATGGCTGACCATTATAACAGAGGTATTGGTGGGTCTAAGGTTACATCAGTTGGATATAAAAACAAGCTTGTTGATGAATCTGGATATTATCATGCAAGCAATCCTTCAGAGGGGACAATATCAATAAAGGATTATATGTGTGGAGATGAGCGGGTATCTACTATACCGCTTGATACTGATATATTGATTATTTATGCGTCAGCAAATGATATTTCAGGTAGTGTTGAACTAGGGAGTATAGATGATGGAGATGAAACACATTTTTACTACGCTTATGCCTTAATGATAAGAAAAATCATCAAAAGAATCCCCAACGCTAAAATTTTTGTATGTACGCCTCATAACTTTTATAATAAGTATGAAAATGCGGATTATCCATACAAAAATAATCAGAATCTAACTATATTAGATTACTGTAAAGTCATAAAAGATATTGCGGCAATATATGGCATTCCCGTCATAGATGTAAATGGGTTAAGTGGAATATCAACTTTAACAATAACCAAAGATTTGGGCGACCAAGTTCATCCTAATAATATCGGAGGGCAGAAAATAGCCAATGTTATAATCAATACACTTATAAGATTTGCTCCAATTAGTCTACAGGAACCACGGATAGAAGATATATTTCATTAACTAAATTTGCATAATGCTAACTCAAAATATGAAAAATAACATCTTAGGTGCGGTGGTCTATCTATCCACCGCCATAGTATTCGGCAGTAGTACAGCATTGCTGATGCTCTTTATCAAGGAGAACAGCGACCGTTGCCACTACTATAACGGCAAGTGGAACAAAGCAGACTTGCTATGTGGTGTAGCTGCAATATGTGCAGGTATGGTTGTTAATCATTATCTGTTGAAGTTATGAAGAAGTTAGTGTATATAGTATTTCTTGCGTTGACGGTGTATTCCTGTAGAACGAGGACTGTTTATATGCCGGTTGAGACAAAGGTTCTTGATAGTGTGATTTTCCATGATACGACATTTCAAGAGAAGCTGATACCGTACAAGGACAGCGTATCTGTTGCCGATACAACGTCATTCCTTCGCAATCCGTATGCCTACAGCTATGCTTCATTTAGCAACGGGATATTGAACCATTCATTGGGCATTTATCCTCATGCTACGGTAACGGTCAAAATGCCGTATTTTATCGAAAAGATAAGAAGGATTGAAGTGCCCAAGCCTTATCCGGTAGAGAGGGAACTGTCATGGTGGGAAAAGTTTAAAATCAATTACGGTGGTGCCAGCATTTCGATAAATCTGACATGTGTTTTATTCGTAATTGTTTGGCTCCCCATAAAGATAAGAAAGAAATTAACGATGTAGAAGTTGGCTTGTAGCTGACACTCTTTCGGGGCTTAGAGTAAAAAGAAAGCCCCCAACGTTCAAATAATTATTGCCACATAAAAATTTGAAAAAAGCATAAGACACCGCACGTTGGAGGCTTTAATATCTTCAACACGGTATCTTATGCTTTGTTCGTATATAATCAAATATTTTATGTGGCAGGGCAAAGATAAATATAAAATTCAGAAAAACTATGTGTAAGTCAGAAATCTTTGCCGAAACAATCAATCTTGTGGCGCAGGAGACCGAAATACCCGCCAGCCGAATACTATCTTCGGATAAGGATACGGAAACCGTAGACGCCCGCTATCTGCTTGTACAGTTGCTTGTTGAAAGGGGAATGTACCCTTCACAGATAGCTCCTAAAATTCACAAGACCAAACGCGCGATAAACTACATGATTTCCAATTTCCAGGAACGTATGGAAGGCGGGAAAATGTTGAGAATATATTGGGAAAACATTAGGAAAGCGTTGGGAAACAACTGATTTCATGGCAGTATCGGTATTTATACTTTTGTGATGCGGTTGATTTTGACCGTAATACAAAATATAAATCTCTATGGAAAGAACGTATGTCTTCAATCAAGACGGGAACAACGGAAATGGTGGCGGAAGCAAATTCGACATCATGGCTATGTTGCCCAACTTGATGGGAAGCAAGGGTGTAGACCCCGGACTTCTCGCTTTACTGAACCAGGGACGTGGCAGCCAAGACCAATGGGGCGGCTCGTGGTGGTTCATCTGGATTATCCTTTTGTGGTTCTGTTGGGGCGGCAACGGCTTTGGCAACCGCTTTGGCAATGGTGGCGGTCTGCCTGCCGAGCTTAACGGTGATGTCGGTCGTGAATACCTGATGTCAGCCATTCAGGGCAATGGCAATGCCATCAACCAGCTTGCTTCTTCTTTGAACTGCTCTACCCAACAGTTACAGAGCGCCCTGTGCAACATCCAGGGACTTATCGCCAATGTAGGAAATCAGGTGGGCATGTCAAGCCAGCAAATCATCAACGCATTCCAGTCCGGAAATCAGGCTGTTCTTACTCAGATTGCAGATTGCTGCTGCAAGACTCAGAACGCCATTACCACAATGGGCTATGAGAACCAGCTTGCGATGTGCAATCAGACCAACGCGCTTGTCAACACGGCCAATCAGAATGCTCTTTCATTGCGTGACGGTGCGACCGCCAATACCAATGCTATCCTTGCAAAGTTGGACGCTATGCAGAACCAAGCATTGCAGGACAAGATTGCGGCTCTTACAGCAGAAAAAGCCACTTTGACCGCTGAAATCTCCCAACGTAACCAGAATGCTACTATCCTGAATTCAGTAGGACAACAGATTGCTCCTTTGGCAGCAGGCTTGCAGGCATTGCAGTCCGATGTCGATGGAATAAAATGCAAGATGCCACCTACGGTAGCAGTGCCATACCCGCAATTGCAAGCATTTAACCCTGAGATAGCTCGTGCTGCGGCTTTCGGTGCTTACGCCGGTGATGCAATGTATGGGCGTAGCGGTTGTGGTTGTAACAACTACTGGGGTTAATTCCGGTAAGAAAGGGGGTAATTATGTGGCCTAACTTTTTTACAGGATTTCCTTTCTTGTTCCCTACTATTGGAAGGGCTAATTTCAATACCCTTCCTACGGTAGCCGTAACGGTCGGCACGGAGAACGTGACTTTAGAGCTGCCTAACCATGCGTTCCGTAACAGAAGCTATGTAGGCGGTTTCTATGTCAGTCTCCGCCAGGCGATACCTGCCGGTACGACTGCTACACTCCCGATACTGATAGGGACTAATGGGGATACAAGACCGTTGCTGGCTTACAACAATGAGCCGGTGACTGTCGGCAACCTTGCCGGAACGGGTATCTACGAAATCCACTATAACAAGTACACCAACGAACTGTTCCTTGTTAACGGTGGGTATCGTCCGACAACCGCATCGACACCGACTCCGACAGCAGAAGCAACCGCTCAAAAGAGCAAGTAGTAAACATGGGGCTTTGTGGTTATTTCCAAAATGGGAATAGCCACACCCCTTTAAAATCAAACCAATATGTTTCAATCACTTCGTACCAATAACCAGTTGTATATACTTCATAAGGATGCTAACCCGTTTATCGAATACGGTCCGGTAGTCAGCGTTTCCGCTCCTAAGCCGAAATATCCTATGGCATCCCCTATGGGACAGTTGCCCCAAATGGAAATGGTTGTGGATGTCGTTGTCTGTATCAACGGGCAGAACACGACTTTCCAAAATCTACCTGCCGGCATGGATATAGCCGACTTCGGACAGAACGGCAATATCGTAGTGTCATGCTCTCGTGATGCGATGAATAACGAGGTCGCTTCTATGAAACAGAAAAGCATAGACATCATCAACAGCATGGACTTCCACAATTCCGTCATTGCGGGATGTGACAAGATGCTGACGCTCTTGAACCCCGAATTTGCAGAGAAACAACGTCAGGAACAGGAAATATCCTCTCTGAAAGGGCAAATGGCAGAAATGAGCAAAAATATGTCCGACCTTATGGATTTGAACAAACGGCTTATGGAACAGCTCGGAGTTGCTGAAACATCTAAAACAAAGAAATAATATGGGAATGTGGGAAATATTGGAAGAAGGACGCGGAGAATATGACCGTGACTTCGGTATGAGAGGCGGTAATCCTATGGAAGAAGCCTATAGAGAGGGTTGTCGTCATGGTTACGAGAAAGCCATGCGTGAGATGCAGGGCGGTGAAATGGGCTATCGTAACAGCGGTGGTTCACGCGGTGGAAGCTATAGCGGCGGCTCGGATATGGGAGAACGTCGTATGCCGGGTTACTTCCCGGAATATCCGGTTTACAACGAACGCCGCGATTCACAGCCTTACGGTGATGATATGGGCGAACGCAGACGCAGACGCGCCAACGGAGAGTTCATGTAATGGAGAGGGGATTATTCCCCTCTTTTGCCAATCACTTAAAATCAGGAAAATATGAAACAAAGATTAGATACATACGACAGAATACCGCCTGCAATGGCTGACTATCTCAGCCAGTACGGATGGCATTTCAGCAAGAAGATGTGCCTATGGGCTGTTTCCCGCATGAAGATGGAAAACAAATCTACGGGCAAGGAGGAAAAACTTGAACCAATCAGCAAAGAGCAGGTAGAGGAGCTTCTGAAAAAGTACAGTGTAAACCTGGAGAAGGATGCAGGGTACGACAGCGTTTACGTGGCAAACATGGCGAAGTCGGATTACTACAAAAGTTCTATCACTGACGAAGCCCATCTCGCATTGTTCATTAAGGATTACATAGATGATGTGGACGCTTACAATGGAATGCCTTTCACTCGGTTCTATGCCGACTGCATAGGCTCCGGCAATCCTATCATGTGGGAACAGATGATGTAGCCTATGATAATACAGGATTTTTACATACCGGATTATGATTGGGAAGTCCGTGTATATTATGCGGTGGACTGCTATTATACCGACCGTATCATCGCCGACCTTCGGCGGGTTGGATGCAGGGGGCTGGATTTGGTGAATGCCTATAAGAACATGCGCTCCTGCAATCTGAATACGGGTATCACTTACTCCAATATCCAAAACAGGCAAACCGTAATGGTTATAGCCCTTACTTCTTCCCCGGCAGAGTTTCAAAACTCTTTCGACCATGAAAAAGGGCATCTATGTCGGCATATCTCACGGGCGTTCGGCATCGACCCATACGGGGAAGAGGCGCAGTACCTTAGCGGATATGTGGGACAGAAGATGTTCCCGGTAGCGAAGAAATTTTTGTGTGAACATTGTAGACGTAGCTTATGTGGAAAATAGTACAAGCCATTTTATCAGGCAAATCACGGGAAGAAGTATATAACATGCTTTCTCCCGAACAGAAAGAGACGCTGAACAGCCTTGCCATAGCAAATGGTATAAACCGCCAACAACGTAGAAAACTTGAACGTGATGCGAAAAAGGGATTACATAGATGAACTGCTTGAATTGGCGGACAATGTCCTTTACATGGACTATTGCCGCCTTTTCCGGGTTATCCAATGGAACGTTTAGAACGCTTTGAACGAGTTCTCCATTGGGTTATACCGCTTGCCGTTTTGGTGAGGGTATTAGCTTGGTGTCTCTAATTCTTTTGCTTTAACCGTATGATTTCTGCCCCACATTACTGCGTTATACAGCGAAGTGGCATACATCTTAATCTCATCCTTGCTTTCAAGGAAATCAACCTTAGAGGCTGCTATCATAGCCTCTGCATAAATCTCTTTGTTTAAAATATTATTCTCTTTCATATTATCTGCATTTAACTTTTGTAAGTCCATACTTAGCCAATCTTAGATATATCGTCCTTACACTTACATTCAGCATCTCTGCCATTCTGCGGGGTGGTATCTTTTCTTCCTTGTACAACTTGGTAATGTTTTCTTCCGAAAGTGGGTCGACAAAAGGTTTCTTCGGCTCTGTTATCCCCATCCGTTTACGTGCTTTCGCTGCATATGCTTCATTTTGTTTGTCTTTTGTGACGTAAATAACAGTGGTCTTGTTAAGGCGTAGAGGGAACAGCCTTCTTTCCACTTCCTTGTGTTGTTCGGCAAGGCTTTCTACATCCCCGTTGACCGTAGTGTCAATCTTCTTGTATTTGTCCGGGATGCGGGAGTGTCTGTCTCTGATTATTCTGTCTGCTTTTCTCATTGGTTCAATATTTTAATAGCTCGCTCAACATCATCTTTCGACAATCCCAATAGGGTATCAGTCTTTACAAAGTGTTCAGCTTGCTCAAGAAGCATATCGCTATCATCATCCAGTATCACGTAATTAAAATCAACCCCAATATCTTTATAGTTCCAATTTTTCCCATTTTCAGAGTGGATATGAGTGTCAATCCATTGTTTTATCTCAACTCCACGAGGAATGCTAAGATGAATACCTTGCATAATGTAGGCATACGCTCTTATAGTTACTCCTATAATCCTATTTGCGTATGGAAACGGGAAAGGAACCAAATGCCCTATGGTAGTAAGCTTGCATTTCGTATCTTCTACCGTGTTTCTTCTCCAAGACGAAGAAATGACAATTTTGGCATCCGTAGCATCTATAATCTTGCCAAGTAAATCACACGCATCCTTATCAAGTGCATAATGTGACTTTTTCGTGGAAATTACTCCGTCTATATCAAGAAATATAATTTTCATGTTCAATGTATTATACTAAATTTATGATACCACTTGTCCGCATGGCTGAACCATCCTATAATAAATGATTTACCGAAGAGGGTTGCTTTGTATAGTTTACTCATATGCCTATTTCTTTTGCGTAGCGTTTCAATTCTCCAATGGAAAATAATCTCTCTTTCTCGTAAATCCCGGCTGCACTATGTTCAAGACTACATCCATTGGAATAATGCCACCCTTCAAGGAATAGCACAGCATCGCATTGAAGAAGGGCGGTAATATCCCTGCCTATATGCTCTTCATAACTCGTGTCCGGATTTGAAGACACCTCTAAGGGAGATACCGCTTCAAAACCAAGTTGTTCTATAAACTCGGAAGCGGATTTGCATCTTTTCTCAACATCTTTTATGTCATACCCGGTGATAGGCAGACTGATATATATTTTCTTTTTACTCATGTGTTTCTTTGTTCTTTAATTTATCAAGGAACTTGCTATCTCCCGAATAATCCGCACCGATAGCCTTTTTACTTTCAACAATCTGTTCCAAAAGGGTTATAGCTTCCTTTTTCACTTCTTCTACTTCATTATAACCGCAGGCTTTATCAACCAACTGCTCCATAGTCGATTTAGGCTTGGAAAGCTGTTCTTTGAGCTTGTTTAATCTCCAGTAGCAGTAATCAATTGTGGCGACGTGTTCTAAATTACTCATAGTTGCTTTTTCAATAATTCCGGGCTGTCGTAAATATTGCCTGCATATCTAATCCCGAACATATCTATCATTTGTCCTATTGGCTTATTTCCAAGATTTTGAGACAGAACTTCTAATAGCACAAAAGAACCGATTTTATCACTATACACTACTTCACATAGTACACCAGTGCATTCAACCAAATCATGCTCATATATTTCTCTATCATTGTATTTAACTCCCGTGAACTGCCCAACAGTTTCAGCCCATACGTCATCGCACCGGCAGTTTTCCGGAGAATATATCTTTGCCTTGTCTGTGAAGATAAGTCCGTTTTCGTCCCTTCCGGCAGTATAGAAAAAAGAGAGAAATCCATATATCCATTTCCCCGTATCAGTACTTTTTCCTCTGAATTTTATTTCACGTTTCATAATCAATACTTTTTCCCATGTTTGTTTTCTCTCAATTCATTGTATCCTATCTTCTGATTGATATGCCATATAAGGTCTATGTCCAAATGTTTAGCAAGCCCGAAAATAGCCAATAGCATGCTGTTTAATTGCCCTCCTAATAGATAGTCGTATTCATACTCATATCTGATGGGAATTGTGGATATAGCGTATATACTTTCTGTAAAGGTCTCATCATTGCAACTTTCCTCTGCTTCGTATATCATTTCTTCCGTAAAGTCCTCAATGTCTATCTTACGCAATCCGCACAAATCAAGCAGGCGTATGCAGGCGTCGGCAAGCTCATCGGGAAGTGTATCTTTTACATTCTTTTCAAAGGAACACTTAAATCGCTTTTCTTCTTCCACTAATGCAGGATAGCGATTATAGTCCATTTCAAAACGTGATTTACATTTCTTTCCTAATCTTCCCTTTCTATCTGCTTCCACGGCTTCCATAAGCTCGGATAGAACCAAACAAAGGCAGTGTTCGTTACTCAATTCTTCATCATGGAAACCGTGGTCGCAAGCGGTTTTATAGGCGCGGTCGCGCAGTTCATTTAGGTTCATCTGTTCTTTCTTTATCAGTTAATATTCCATTTCTCTTGTCGTAATTACTCATACGGGGACATTTCCCGTCACATCGCATGCTCGCATGCACATTATTTGCTATGCCCGATATGAATGACTTTTTGTAGCACTGCCCACTGTAGGGACTGTAATGCTTGCAGTGTTCCTGGTATTCTTTTCTATTCATGGTTGTATCTTTTTTTTAACTCTTTCAAAACAATCTCCACACCTTCATCCAGTCCTTTCTTGTAACCGGATACACGCTCACCTATATTGTAGACCAAACATCCTGCAACGATAAGAACAACTCCTACAGTCCTATGCCAATAGAGAAAGGATACACTGAACGGTGAGAATGTCAGTCGGAAGTGACCGATGAATAATGCTGATATGATGAATATCGCAAGAAAAAATATTAGGTTTGCTTTCATAATCATATAAGTTTTAATGCTTCTTGTATTCCGGCTTCCAGTGCTTCCTCGTAGGATTTATAATGGATAATAGGTCTATCCGACAATCCTACTAAATCATGTTCCGGAATTGTCAGTATATCATATGTCCAATAGTCTCCATACATATAGGATATTTCGATATGTAGGTTCTTGGTTTCACGCAGCCACTTAGCAGCAATCGACTGAGTTGGACGAGAATATGCACCTTTAGGCAAGTCCTTATTGGTTCGGAACACAGATTGCATCATCCGACCATTATCTTCCCTAATAATATCTTTACAATACTCATTAAACCCTTTCTCTTTCAGCAGCTTCGCTGTCTCTAATGTTACAAGTTCTTCGGTCATGGCTATTGTTTTTTCAAATTAATAATCTTCGTTTCGTAGTTGTCAAGCCCCTTTTTATGGGTACGGATAATCACTATACTATCATTGAGATAAGTCACGCTTCCCTCACTTGTACGGTGTTCTATAGGGTATTCTCCAGAGTTATTGCACCCGAATAGTGCAACTGTTGCCAAAATGATAATTATTTTCTTCATACTTTAAAGTGTTCAATCAGTTCGTTTACGGTAGCCTTGTGGTAATTGTCAATCTCAAAATCATTAGGCACCCCATAGAAATCCATTCCAGATAAACCTCCATCAGAGCCATCCCGGTATATACCCCAATCGCCCTTACCATTAGTGAATAATTGATTGTTGTCTGTATCATCCCTTAATGCAGCGATAGCTAGGAAAAGTTCTTCGTTGGTTCCGCAATCAACACTATCGGTTTCGTCAGGATGTGGAATGTTACTGAAAAACTCAACACTATATAGACTGTGTTCGGGTTCAGTGAAAATACATAAATCTTCGTTAAGTTCCGCCCCAAACAATCTATATCCCAACTTCTCCAACTTCTTCCGAAGCTCCGGTGTATTCTTTCTTATGAAACACGGTGTTGTAAATCCCATAGTTATTCCTCCTTATCTATTTTTGATTATTTCTCCAGCGTTTTTAGGTGTTTCACGATAATAAGATGTAACAGTTACTTTGCCACGCTCAACAAATGCTTCGCAACCAATAACGGCACAAACAGCATTAAACTCATGACACACAGATAGCAGTGAACATCTTTTACAGTTAATTTTATATTGTACCGCTTCATGCAGCACTCCGTCTATTATTATTCCGTTCTTTATTTCCATCTGTTTCTTCTTTTAGATTCAATTCGTTCCCAGTCAATCCAAATAAACATAAGTATAGGAATGACTATTAATAATGACAAGCAAAGTATTACTACTTCAAGAAAATCGGTTACTTCCATATCATCAATCATTAGAAGTTACACCCAAACACAATACTTTGTCACAAACGCCTATATCGTCAAATTCCAAAGTTAAATACTCTGTATCGTAAGGATAAGGGTATCTGCAATTTTTCAATTCTTCATCCGTCAATTTGCGTCTGACACGCATCTCGATTTCAAAATCATCGGAAAGGTTCTCTATGATTTTTCTAAGTTGTCCTACGTTCTTTATTTCCATAATCAATCTCCTTTCTCTTTAATCCGTTCTAACACATCTCTGTTGTCTTCGAGTATATCATCGAAAGAGGGGATAGGCATCCAATGGGTGGGTTTACCATTACGGCATTTCCATTTCCCATTTATAATAAAAGCGACTTCATAAAGGCTCTTGCCTTCATACTCAGACCTAACTAAAACGCTTTTTAACTCTTCCGGCAACCGTTCCTCAACGCTTATCCACGGAGATTGCTTTGCCTGCCATGCTGCGCCAGTAATAAATCCTTCTTTAAATTCATCTGCACCACATTCGCAACAATCGAATGCTGTATTATGACCGTTACAATGTTCGCAATATTCACGTTCTGAACATGGATAGGTTCCATTACAATTATAATGCTTATGAATTGCTTTCCTTGCTGCTTCTTCTACTGTCTGTTTCATATCACTGTTAGTTATACGTTAATCTTTAAAAGCCAATTCTCCATTCATAAGAAGTGGCAGCATCGAATCTCTAAGTTCGGAAAGAAGCCTATTCTCTTCATTATTTAGGTAATAAATATGCTGCTTATACATATTCATAAAGAAAGGCATGATGCTTGACAATATTTCCTTATCAGTATTCTCAATACAAAATACTTTACTATTGGAAGATTGAATATACTTATTCTCAATAATTTTCTCTTTTACTTCGTAATTCTTGAATGATGCAAAACTTTCATTCATAGCTTTCACTACTTCATTGGATGATTCGCAATCTTTTATAATTTCTGTAAGTCCAAGACGTTCAGCCCATACCTTATTAACTGTCACCTTAATAACATTACGTTCTCTGATGACACGGTTAATATCTGATATTATAGCGTTGAAGTCTCGATGAATAGTTCCTTTTAATTCTATCGGCAGATATGAGCCAATAGTAAGATTGTATCCCTTTTGCTCCAGTTCTTCGATTGAAAGCCTTTTAGAGAATGAATCCTGTTCTTTTACTGTAAGTTCGCATATAGCAGCAATCTGTTCATCTGAAAAAGTATTAAATTCCTTTTTATAGATGCGGTTGTAATGAGAAGCGCCACCTTCTCCACGTTGTTCTCTTACTTCAACAGATTTCATTCCCTCCGCATTAATCAGCATCACATCTTTACTCGTTTTCTTCTTATCAAACAAAAGTATGCAAGTCGCTACAGAGGTAGACTCAAACATCTTTTCCGGCAAAGAAATAGCAGCTTGCAGCCATCCCTTCTCAATAAAGTATCTCCTGCACTCTTTCTCTTCTTTGCTTGTAAGCACACCTCTGGGAAGAATCAACGCACATCTTTCACTCCTTTGCAGGCAATGCGCCACGAAAGCAAAATTACAAGTGTATTTCTGAGGTAAAGCTTTGATTATTTCTTCAGATACAGGAACTTTTAAATTAAATGGCGGGTTGGAAATGCCTACATCAGCTTTTAGAAATTCTGTTTCCGGAAACATCGGACGCTGTATAACTCCATATGTTGAACCTCTGATTACCTTATATGAAGCGATAATATCACCAGTGAGAATATTCTTGTTTACCACTGTCGCATCAATATTACGAATACAAAGATTAAACAGAAGGATAGGCAATACATTCGTATCCAATTCTTCGCAAACAAACTTTAAATCCGGATTAGTGCACCACTTTTGAATAGTCAGAGAACCGGAACCAGCGCAACAATCGTACACAACTTTCTCGCATGGTGTATAGCTAAGAAAAGCAACCAGCTTAGAAAGAGATACAGGTGTATAATCTTGTTTCTTTTCCTTTCTGTCTGCGTGGTAGAACTGATATACCCTTTGCATCCAATCTACAGTCAAATCAGGGCATAACTCTTTGTACTTCTCAAAATACAAAGTGGGATTCTGAGAAAACAAAGCAAACATAACCTTATCAGGCAGTGTAGTAATACTGCTACATCCGAAGATGTCACATATCTTTAATGTCAATTCTTTTAATTCCATATTTACTCTTTCATTTCTTTCTTTTTGATTTAATCTTGATTGGATTGTTTTTTTGTTCCGGTACCGAACCATTCTAAGCGAAAGCCGTGTATCCGGAGCCAATATTTAAAAGCGGGGATAGTTGTCTGTTTCATAATCAATGACTTTTAATTTTCTTATATTTACCACATGCTAATATTAAATTTCCACTTTTGTGTAATTACTAAAATCAAAATACAAGTATTGACACCAACCACCGAAGCGATATTTATCATTTAGATACCTACATTGGGAAGTCCACTTACTCTTTGTAATAATCTCGTACACCGTTCCTTTATGGATGAAAAGGTCGCCGACTTTTAAATTGGAAAGTTTAACTGTTTTCATTGGCACATTCTGCTATTCGCTAAAATCTATCTTCCCTTGTAGCACTTCCTCTGCATAATATTGGTCAAAAGACTTGTCACTAATCCACCAATTAAAACCGAATTCTGCATTGGTAAAGTTACGATTGAGATACCCGGCATCAATGAGCTTTTGTATGGTCTGAATCCATTTACGTTTTACATGGGGGAAGCGTTGCATATCCCTTATCTTCTGACGATAGTTCGACATCGGGCAAAGAATGCAGCCAATCCGTTTATATCCCTCATCATATAGCTTGCAGTGTGGTACTTTCACCACCTCATTCAGGAACTCCAACACATCACGTTCCGTCCAATTGATAATTGGAGAAACAAGTATCTTGTCCTTGCCTTTCACGCATGTTACCATCTGTTCTTTGTGTTCGCTCCACTGGTCGAAATTCCCGCTGAACTTATGGGAACTGATTTCGATTTCCTCACGCTTGCTCCGTCTTGTGCTTTCCTGCTTGCGGATTCCAATCAGCGTAACCTTTCCTGCACCGGATGTTTCCTTGAACTCGGCACAACACCATCTTATCGTTCTTGTAGGCAATAAGTGCTTTTTCAAAGCCATGTAGTAAATTGACATCTTAGGCTTTATCAGCTCCACATCCGGATAATTCCGTTTCACAAAGCGAATAACCTCTGGCGGGTCTATACTTGTAAGGTTCATGTGAGCCTTGAATTTTACTCCTGCCAGTTTTGCAATATGGTATAATGCCTGACTATCTTTTCCGCCGGAGAATGCCAAATAGAATCCATTCTCCGGGTCAAGTTCCAATGCCATTCTTTCACTCTTGCGAAGCAAGGTTATTGAATAATCTATTTTTGACTGTAAATTCATTTGTTTTCCTTTCTTTTATTCCGTTCCCGATTGTCTTCCGAAACACACATCTTGCACCATGATGTCTTTGTTCAGAACCACTCTTCATCCACTCCGACCTCTACCGAAAGCCAGTCCATGAGGAGGGTTATAAGGTTATAAATAGGTTTCATCTCACTAAACTTTTATCGCGTTGGCAATATTATCCGCATCCGACAGCTTTCTTACCAGCACATCAAACGCTGCTGTACACCGCTCTGTGTTCATATTGACCGTTTTCCCGATTTTCAAACAGTCGGAAGCAAGGTTCATCATCCTTGCCACATTTGAAAGCTTCAAATATTCCAACGTGAACCCGTTGAACCGTGCATCTTTCTTCCGAAGCTCTTTAATCCTTTCGTCAAACTGGATGCAGGCGTAATCACACAATGTCCTTGCAAGCTCGAACCTTGCAATCTCTGCGGAATGGGATATGCCGTTATCGTCGAGAACCTGCTTGAACTGCCAATACAGCATATCCACGTGCTTGTTCACTTCTTCCGTGTACTTGTCGTTGCAGTTGGCGAAAAACTCGCTCCGGTCTGAACCGATAACGCTGTTTACAGTACGCTCGTATTCCTTTCTTGCCTTATCGGCATCATTCAAATACCGCTTGAATGCCTGTTTGTAATAAGGCGTTCTCTTCATCGCATGCAGACACTCGATAACCTGCCCGCAACAGATGTCGTTCGTGAGCAATATGTTGTAGGTGCACAGAACTACAAGGCTCTCATACTTGTTGATTATCTGATTTGCCGTGTCGGTAGTCATTGCCTTGTCTGTTCTGCCTTGTTCATATTCTTGTTTCTGCTCTCTTTTGCAAGTTCATCAATCATGCGCTGATACTTCCTTGCCACCAACGGGCAGCGTATGCGCATTGCATTGTCACGCTGCCACTCCAATTGTTCGATTTTCTTTTCAATCTCTATGTCCATAATCATTTTTTCTTGAATTTCTCGCATATCCTGCCGTATCTGCCACAAGCGCACACTCTATGGCTTCTAATTTTACAAAAGCATGAGTTCTCGATAAAGTCTGTGGCGTATGAGCATTGGCGGCAGTGGACGGGGGGTAGGGGTTCTTTTGTCTTTGCCATCTATCTTCGGCTTTCACCTTCAATTTTAACCACATTGAACATCTCTTTCACCCGGTCGGCTATATAGGCTCCATACCGTTGAGAGAACTCCTTGTCCGGGTCAAGATTGGTAGTCATGTGGGTATAGAAATTATATCGCTGCTCATAACGAAGTTGTAAAACGGTCTGAATGGCATTTATGCCCGTACCAAAGTGTTTGGCATCCATAGGCTCCCGTCCTACTTCGTCAATGGCAAGATTGTGCATACATGACCTATCTGTGTACAGGCTCAACCCGATAATGCCTTTCTCGGCAAACTGTAAGGCAATCTCGGCAGCACTGGTAAACTGAAAGGTCAATCCAGCATCCGCGCCGCCAATACAATAACGGGCAATTTTTGCCGCATAGTTCTGTAGCCCTTTCAGCAAAGTGGACTTGCCCACTCCGATAGAGCCGTGTAATAATAATCCCTTATCTAAATCAAGTATTCCAGGCATTCCCCATATCCATTGATAAAGAGCTTTCAGCAGTTGGCGGTTGCTGTCATCAACTGTAAAGGCTGGGGAAACGGATTTCATGGAAGCTACGAGTTGGTTGCGCCAGTACATATCAGCCTGCTCCTTGCTCCATTGTTTCTGATTAGCTTTGTTTGCCGAAGACGATTGATTTGATACCGGCGGAGCTTTTGTCTGGTTCAGTATCAGGTTTCCGATTCTTTCCATAATTTTTTAGTTCAAATAATCCGGAATAGTTGTTTGCTATTGATTGCTCAACAATACATCTTGCTTTTTGGGGGTTGTTGTCACTTAACTCTAATAGATGATTATAGCACATTTTTAGCGACTTAGAAGATTTATAGTTTTCCCTTCGCTCGCGCTTATATTCAAGCCATTCCCTAAATGCATCTTTAAAATCCTCATCAACAAAAGACAAATCAACTTCCTTGTTTTTGGGAATCGCTTTCTTATCTCCGTTAGGAGATTCTTTCTCTATATCATTTTCATTATCATTTTCATTAGGCTTGTTTTGGGTTGTTTGGGTTGAATTTAACCCACTGGGTTGTTTGGGTTGTTTCGATTTTGCGTTGCTATTCCCAATCGGAGCACCACCTTTACGCCCGTTGTTCCGGTTTCTCTCGACAATGCCATGATATTTAGTTTCGTCTATCTCAAATTGGTTGATAAAGAAACCAAATGCCATTTCAATGTCCTCCTCTACCGTAACCTCCTCGCCAAGTTGATACTTGAAAATTGCACGGAATAATCGTCCAAGCTGTTTGTCTGATAATCTTGATATAGGTTTGTAGAAAGACTTATATAGTATAAAGCTATCTTTTGCCATTGTCATACATCTTTCAAATAATCGTTTACAACTTTTATAAACTCATCAAGTGACCGAACAACGACATATTTGGCGCCGATACTTTCAAACTCCTTCTGATAGGCTTTCTGATTCTCCGACTGCCTGCCTGTTTTAGTCTTTAATTCCACCCCACAGAAAGGATAAAACTTATTCGGTATAAGAAGTATCAAATCGGGGAATCCTGCACGAACGCCCATCTGTTTGAACTTTGCTGCTTCGATTGCGTTGCGCTTTCCTCCATTAGGAGCATGAACCAGCCTTTTCTTCCATTTGGGATATTTCAAGTCCCAATATTTAATTATAGATTTTTGGAGAGAATCTTCTAAATGTCTCATATATATTTTACTTTAAGTTCCACATTCACCGGCTTATCTTTCATCATGGAGAAAGCATCGAGTATCCTCTCCTTAGTCAACTGGATAGGTCGGGTCATTATTTCACTCTCTATGTTTTCCAACGGTATCTTCTTTCCGTCATAGGTAATAAGAACCGCAGAAGTTATTACGTAAGGACTCATGTCTTGTATTGTTTCTTTATCTGCCTTGCAATCTTCTTGCTCAGCTTACTTAGACACTCTGCCTGCTTGCTGTCACCTCCAATATTATGAATGTCTGACTTTCGGTCTTCGATAAGCTTCTGAATGGTTGCACCTTCGGATTTGGTTACTGTAAGTTTCATAATGGATTGTATTAGTGGGGAAGTTCCGAATCGAACAGAACACGTTATTTTGCTGGATGGTAAAGGATAATAAACTAATGAATAACTAATACTAATTTTAAAACAAAATAATTGGCAATCAAAAAGAATAACCGCCCAATACGTTCAACGCTACCATATTCCCCATCTTCTCGTCAGTCCCCGTATACAGTGCCATTGGCGTAATCCTGGTTGGGCTTGGCGAGATTGTATGGATAAAATTATTTCCCAAAAACACCTTCACAGGCTATCGCTCCCGGATAGGCGGTCAAGCCACACCGGGATAGTTAACTGTTAGCTGAAATTAAATCACTTAACCCGAACCTTTCACGGGACTTCTGCGTGAGCAGAGGGCTTTCGGTTAATTATATCAAGTCTAAAATCTTTGTCTTTGCAATAGCGTCCAGCTTCATATCTTGAAGCCCCTGTTTCATGTATTCCGCTGCCTTTTTGTTGGCATCGTCCATGTCTTTTGCAGCTATTAGAACACAATACTTGTTCTCTTTTTCTTTCCCGTTGTCGTCTACGAAAATCTCAACAAGAGTAACCTTATAGAAGAACTCATCTTCCTGTTTCTCATTAACAATATCACGTATCTTACTCCGGCTGATTGCGAAAACATCACACTCACCGTTGTATAGCTCATTGCCTTTCAATTCCACATGACCGAAAAGCTCATCATCAGTTATGTAATGTTCGGTGACTTCCTTTTCATCGCCTTTCTCGTTAACCTTGTTTACTTTTAGCTTAAATTCGTACAGCATGATATTATATGTTTATAGGTTACACATCAGAACGGGAGGTCGTCTTCCCCGTCGGTCTGTAGGGATGGTGCATCCACCGTAGCCGCAGCATTCCCGGAACCCTCAAACTCATAAGGCTTGAAGTCGCCCAGGTAAACCTTTGACTTGGCTTCTGCTTCTGTCTTGTTCGCATCCTTATACTGCTTTGATAAGTATTGTTTGCAGTAATGGGTATTGCCGTATTGGCTCGGCTCTCTACGCTCATTAATATTAACGTTAAGATAGACGGCTTTTGCTTTCAGGTTCTCGTCCATACTTACATAAAGGTCGTTTTCTTCTATCGGAATGACAACGCATTTCTTATTCTTGATTGTTGCTATGCCCGCTTTTTCGAGCTTTAGCAAATTTACGCTTCCGGTTAAATTCATTTTCTATTCTATTGTTTCTTTAAGTAAATACTTGGTCAAATCTCTATATTCAGCCCATTCAAGAAATGAGCGAAGCAGATTATAATTATCCTGCTCCATGCCATCGTAGCGATAGCATGTTATTGCAGGATCATAACGTTTCAACGGAATACCTCTGACATCATATCCATGCTTTTCTTTATCATATCCTTCAAATATGAACAAATCAAAATGAAATATATCTGCATTGAATAATTGGAGATAAAATTTCCATTGGCAAGAATTTATGTAATCGGCATCAATAGGATAAGAATATTTGGTTTTAATATCCCTAATTTCTACGCCATCTATCATATCGGCACATCCTGTTATAATAGCATTCCCAAAGTCCTTATAAAGGCGTATCTCATGAAAAGCATCAGGATGTTCATTCCTGTATGCAAGAGCGGCCTTACATTGTGGTATGTCAAGAATTATCTTGTTTCTCTCAATGTCAAACGCTCGTCCGCTTGGCATTTGTTCCTTTTGTTCTTTCCCGTAATAAAGAAAGGTACGCTCACCTGCTTTAACCTTTTCGCATTTCGGTGTACCTTCTTCCACTATTTTATGAAAAGCTTTTCCAATTCTCGTATATGTATTGCCTTCAAATGCACCTGATATACTGTCAATAACCGATTGTTCAGTTATCTCATAACTGGCGTAATCGCTTTGTTCTATGTATTTTCGGAATGCTTCCAGTTGTGTTACCCTAATAAGTGGTTTCATGCTTTAATAAACATTTTTTTGTCCTTGTCGAATGCGTATCCTTTTGTAGCAAGATTTTTTTGCATTTCAGAGAAGAACGGCAATTGCATGATTTTAGGCAGTGTCTTGGTTGCTTCCATCAATGAGATAATATCTTCATCAGTCATTGCAGCCGCAAGTTGCTCTCGTATTGCTGCAAGCTGCTCGTTGGCTTTTGCTTGTGCTTCTCCTTTTCCTTGAATAGATATTTTGACTTTTGAAACAATGTCAGACATGCAAGTATCAAATTGGGTTGTGCCATAATCTGGAATAGTAACAGTTTCAAGCCCGGCAACATTTTTCCCTACAAAATTATCTAACGGAGCAAAAGATATACAGCGTTTACCATTTTGGATAAATACATATCCAACTTGATCTGCAATTCTAACAAGCAGGTCTTTAGATTGCCCGGTACAATCTGGAGAGTGCTTTATCACATCACCATCTGCAGTTTCTTTATCATGGCAGATAAATATTATATCAGAGCCATTTAAACGAAGAAAATTGACGAACTCTTTGAAATCTTCGCCCATCTGTCCGAAACGTTTTAAAGAATTTGTTTTTAACTTATAGTTGTTTTCAATGGCATATTGGCTCAAATAATCGTCAAGCATAGACTTGGCTGTATCAACTATAATTGTTTTATACTCTTTCATTGCTTCCCGCTCACTATCTATGTCTTTCCAGTTTTTAGCCATTATAGTATCACAACGCTGTACTGCTCGGTCTGCACCTCTGTCGCAATCAATCAATAAGGGGGTATCGGTTGTTGTAGCAACACTTGTTTTCCCACTTCCCGGTACTCCATAAAGTACAATAATAACAGGACGTTCAGGTAGAACGTCATTCTTTTTTACGATTGGCATAATTTTATAATATTAAGTTTAGCAATATCTTGATAGTCCTTGACTAAGGCAGATGTTCTTTCTTTCTTCTTCCAAGCTCTTTTCTGTATATCCAAATGAAATACGAGCGGAATATTGTTTCAGCCTTTTATTAGAGGCTTTTCTATCTTCGTTCAAGAGGTTTTCCTCTTTATTCTTTGAAGACTGTTTCACTTTATTTTCCATTGTATTGTGTTTTTAAACCGCCCGTACAAGGTTAAAGGGAAGCGGTGCGCACTTCGCTTCTCTCACGGCTTTTAGTACGGTAATAGCACTACCTTTGATGCGGCATAGGTCAAACCTCTATAATCTCAAATTTCCCTTTTTTGATATATATCTTATGGCTATAGTAATCTTTGACTATTGCGTAATCAGATTCCGGTCTTATATTACCTGTACAATCTTCTACATAGGAGTTGTCGTAGGCTTTCACCGTTGCACTGTCGTAGGCTTCCACCGTTGTACTGTCGTAGGCTTCCACCGTTGCACTGTCGTAGGCTTCCACCGTTGCACTGTCGTAGGCTT